GTTGCCCTGGGTGACACTAAGATTCCGTTGAGCAAGCTCCTTGCTAAGCCAGAGCGCATCGGCGTCGCCGTGCCCATCACTCGTGAGGCTCTGAACGAGACCGACGACCTGCTGGGCACCATTGCTCGTGAGTATATCCCGATGGCCGCCGCTGCGTTGATGAACAAGATCATGTTCTCAAGCACAAAGGTTGCTGGCGCTACCAACCTGGTCGGCCCCTTCCTTACCACCAACCTCAAGGCTTCGTGCAAGAAAACCTATGCCAAGAATGGCACACCTACCCTGGCAGATCTGTTGTCACTTAAAGGTGCCGTACTCAAGAGTAACGTGCGTCCCGAGGGCATGTGCTTCGTCATGAGCGAGACCATGAAGGCCCTGCTTGAGGCTACTCCCAAGTGGAGCGGTGCCGCCGAGGCTATCGTGAACAATGGACGCATCAATGGCATCCCTGTGTTTACCACCGGCGACGTTGACGACGGCGTGATCGACTTCGGTTGCTTCAAGTATGCGCCCCAGGGCTTATTCGGCGAGATGAGCTTCATCGTTGACCCCTACAGCCTGGCGCGCAAGAACGCCATCGACTTTGTTCTCAACGTGGACTATGCCATCACCGTGCTGCGCCAGGAGGCGTTTGCACAGTTGACAGAGGCTGCCAGCTAAACAACCCTTTAACCGTGTCTTAGATTATGGCTAACGTAGTGAGTCTGGAACTGTTCAAAAAGCACGTCCGTGCGGATGACTTCGCCGACGATGACACCTACCTGGAGCACCTTCTTGAGGTAGCCCAGGAAAGCGTCATCAATGCGACAAACAGAACAGAGGCAGAGCTGACCGAAATGGGCGGCGGGAGTTTTCCCGTGAGCCTCAAACACGCCATCATGCTGCTGGGTGGGCACTTGTACAACCAGCGCGAGAGCGTGAGCCAGGTACAGCTTCACGCCGTTCCCGACTCGCTACAGGCTTTAATCAAACCTTTCAGAAAGTTGGCAGATGATAGCGGGACGGATGAAGTATAAGCTCGCGCTGTTGCGGCCTGTGATCGTTCAGGACGACATGGGCGGCGAGGGTACCCAGTATGAGGAAACGCGCACGGTTCACGCCGAGCGTGTAAAGCACACCGGGTTCAGGAGCGAGGAGGTGGGCGAACACTTCCCCGACTACCGGGCCGAGTTTAACATCCGTGACGCTCACCCCGTCCAGCCCAACTGGAGAGCCCAGCTGCTGGGTGGAGAGCTTTACACCGTCGTGGCTATCATCCCCAACATTGACAAAGGCTACAAGACGCTGGTTTGTGAGCGAGTGAATGAGTAACTGAGTGATCCTGTCATCATGCCGGAAGATGCTGTAAATATCGAGACCCCGTTCCGTGACGTATTCACGGCGCTTGACTTGAAGGCCCAGCGCAAGGCTTTGCGCGGAGCTATGAGGCGTGAGGGCAACCGCCTGAAAAAGGCGGCGGTCTCAAACCTTGAGTCCAGCGGCATTGGTACCGGCACCAAGCAGCGGCTGTCGAGGGGCATCATGGTGCGGGTTTATCCTGAGCGTATGGGCGCGGGCTTCATGGTATCGGTGAAGCCGTGGCACAAGAAGGGCTACCACACCAACCGCCAGGGACTCGAAAAGCCCGTGCTGATGTGGGCTGAGGAAGGCGTCGCAAAAAAAGGCGCCGTCCAGCGTAAGACCAGAAGCCAGTCTAAATTCTTTGTACGAAAGCGCAAGGGACATAACACTGGCCGCATGAGGGCTTATCGCTTCCTGGCTCGCACTGAGAGCAGCGCCACCAGTGTGGAGGCGAATCTGTTCAGGGACTTCCAGGCAAACCTTGACAAGGCACTCAAAAAACAAGGACTCGTATAATGGACACCATCCCCACCACCACCTTGAGCGCGGGCAAAATCATTTTTGCCATTCTAAGCGGGAGCACCGACGTCACCGACCGCGTGACCAAGATTTTCCCGGTTGTGGCCAGTGAGAACGCCACGCTCCCCTATATCCGCTATTGCCGCACAGGCATGAGCGCAACCCCGCAAAAAGCGGCACTCCCTGGTGCCGACGCGGCACTAATCACCGTCGAGTGTTACACCGCCAACTACCAGGAAGGCGTGGAACTCGCCGAGATTGTACGGGCCGCCCTGGACTTCAAACAGGGAGGCGTCGGTAACATGAGGATGAGGAGCTGCACGCTCACCGATAGCGCCGAGGGGTGGCAGGATGATGCCTATATTCAGGAGCTCACTTTTCAAGTCAGAATTTAATAACCATAAAATCTGTTTTGCACAATGGAAGGATATGTAAATGGATCTGATCTGCTGCT